TGGACGTTGGGAAACCAACAAAGGCGGTGAATACTTTGCTGCTGGTGTGGGAGGTGCTGTTACTGGTAGGGGTGCGGATTTATTGATAATTGACGACCCACATTCAGAACAAGACGCAATGAGTCCGAATGCTTTAGAGTCTGCTTGGGAATGGTACACATCAGGGCCAAGACAACGTTTACAACCTGGAGGTGCTATTGTTTTAGTTATGACTAGGTGGAGTTCTATAGATTTAACAGCTAAGTTATTAGAATCGCAAAAAGAAGCTCTTGCTGACCAATGGGAGATAATAGAGTTTCCTGCTATTTTCCCTGAAACAGACAATCCTTTATGGCCCGAATTTTGGCCAAAAGATGAATTACAAAAAGTAAAATCTTCTATTCCCGGAATTAAATGGAATGCGCAGTGGATGCAAAATCCTACAGCTGAAGAAGGAGCAATTATAAAACGTGATTGGTGGCAGCGTTGGAAACATGACAGTATTCCGCCTGTAAAATATATTATGCAATCATACGATACTGCTTTTTCCAAAAACCAAACGGCAGACTTTTCTGCTATATCTACTTGGGGTGTGTTCAAACCAACAGAAGATTCTCCAGATTGTTTAATATTATTAGACTGTCAAAAAGGCCGTTGGGACTTCCCAGAACTAAAAGAAATAGCTATGCGAGAATATACCTATTGGGAATGTGATATGGTTTTGATAGAAGCAAAAGCATCAGGTACACCTTTAACGCAAGAACTACGGCGTATGGGTATACCAGTAGTTAATTATTCACCAACAAGGGGCCATGACAAACATTCTAGAATGCACTCAGTTGCGCCAATATTTGAGTCAGGTATGGTATATGCGCCTATGAAGACATTTGCAGAAGATATGATTGAAGAATGTGCTTCATTTCCATTTGGAGCAAACGATGATTTATGTGATACTATGACTCAAGCTTTGATGCGTTTTCGTGAAGGAGGTTTTGTTTCATTAGCAACCGACTACGAAGACCAAGAAAGGCAAAAAGTTTTTAGAGCATATTATTAGGATTGAAACATGGTAATAGAGAGACAAGGACCAGAAGATTTAATAGAAACTACCACAACACAAGACGCAGAAGAAGATAGTCAAATTATTGATGTTATCGAAGCTTTGCAAGATGATGAAATCCAAATGCAAGATGATGGTTCTGCTTTATTAGGCCCAGAAGAAATGGAAATGCCCGAAATGGGTTTTTCGGAAAATTTAGCTGAAGTTGTTTCTGATAAAGAACTAACAAAAATATATCTGGAATTAATTAGTGGTATAGAAAACGATAAATCTAGTAGAAAAGATTGGGAAAAAACATATACGGATGGCCTTAAATATTTGGGTATGAAGTTTGATGACCACCGTTCAGAACCTTTTGAAGGTGCATCTGGAGTTATTCACCCTTTGTTAGGAGAATCTGTAACACAATTCCAAGCTCAGGCTTACAAAGAACTTTTACCTGCAGGAGGTCCAGTAAAAACTCAAGTTGTTGGAGCTTATAATGCTGCTTCAGAAGAACAGGCCCAAAGGGTAAAAGAATTTATGAATTATCAAATAATTCACGTTATGGAAGAGTATGACGAAGAACTTGACCAGATGTTGTTTTATTTACCATTAGCAGGTTCAGCTTTCAAAAAAATATATTACGATGAAACCCTTGGAAGAGCTGTATCAAAATTTGTTGCACCAGAAGACTTAATTGTTCCTTACTATACGACTGATTTAGAGTCTTGTCCTCGAATTACACATGTTGTAAAAATGCCAGAAAATGAAGTAAAAAAATTACAAGCAATTGGTTTTTATAGAGATGTAGAAATAGAATATGGGGATGACAAACAATATTCAGATGTTGATACGGAAAAAGAAAAATTAGAAGGTATTGAGCCTGGTTATGATGACGGAGAAGTTTCTGTTCTGTATGAAGTTCATTGCAATCTTGACTTAGAAGGTTTTGAAGATATGGCCGAAGATGGCGAGCCAACTGGTGTAAAACTACCTTATATAGTGACTATTGATTCAAATAGCGATTCTATCTTAGCAATAAGAAGAAACTATAAAGAAGAAGACCCAATGCGAGTTAAAACAGAATATTTTGTGCATTTTAAGTTTTTGCCTGGCTTAGGGTTTTACGGGTTTGGCCTTACTCATATGATTGGAGGTTTGTCAAAAGCATCTACGTCAATAGTAAGACAACTTATTGATGCAGGAACTTTAGCAAATTTACCCGCTGGTTTTAAAACTAGAGGTATAAGAATTAGAGATGAGGATGAACCAATACAACCTGGTGAATTTAGAGATGTTGATGCACCAGCAGGTTCTCTACGTGATGCGATACAGCCTTTGCCTTTTAAAGAACCAAGTGGAACATTGTTGAATTTGTTAGGGTTATTAGTTCAGTCTGGACAAAGGTTTGCATCTATAGCAGATACTAATATAGGTGAAGGTAATTCACAGGCCCCTGTAGGAACAACACTTGCTTTAATGGAAAAATCAAGCAAAGTTTTATCTGCTATACATAAAAGATTACATAACGGTCAGAAGAAGGAATTTAAATTACTAGCTAATATTTTTGCAGAAAGTTTGCCACCTGTTTATCCATATAATGTTTCTGGTGGAAATATGGAAGTTAAACAATCTGATTTTGATGCAAAAGTAGATATATTCCCCGTAAGTAATCCTGATATATTTTCAACTAGCCAACGTATTGTAATGGCTCAAGAAATGATGCAATTAGTTCAATCTAATCCAGAAATACATGGACCAGGAGGAACCTATGAAGCGTACAAAAGAATGTATGCCGCTATAGGAACTGATAATATTGACCAATTACTTATACCACCTCCTGATACTACTCCAAAACCAGTTGAATCTGGTATGGAAAATAGTGCCTTGTTAATGGGTGGACCTTCTCAAGCTTTTCCAGAACAAAACCATGATGCACATATTGCTTCTCACGTTTCATTATTAAACATGGGTCCGGTGCAAATGAACGCGCAAGTACAAGCAAATATTCATTCACATATAATGCAACATCTACAACTTAAAGCAGATGCTATAGCCCAACAACAAATGCCACAAGAAGCTATGCAACAGTATCAACAGCTCCAACAACAAGCGCAACAAGCTCCACAATCTGAAGCTACGCAAATGATGGTGCAAGCGCAAAATCTATTAGCTCAATTTAGTTCTCCAATTATGACTGAACTGGTGCAACAATTTACTGAACAAGTTTCTGCACCTCCTGAAGAAGACCCACTTGTAACGATTAGAAAACAAGAACTTGCGCTAAAAGGACAACAATTATCTCAAGAACAAGACCAGTTTGAAGTAAAAGAAAAGATGAGAATGGAAGAAAAACTGCGTCAAGATGATATAGATATGGAAAGAATAAGAGCGCAAAGAGATATTGCAAACTTAAAAGACGATACTACAAGAGATAGAATGGACCAACAAAAACAACTTAAACTAATTGATATTGGTTTAAAACAGATGTAAGGTAATCACTATGAAAAATATAAAAGTAACAAAAGGAAAGCAAAATTACACCGGTAAAGGCAGTGTGCCTTTTAAAGCTGTATCAGAAGCCCCTAAAAAACTTAAACACGTAACTAAGCCTGGACATGGCAAAGGTAAGTGTAGAGGTATGGGCGCTGCAGAGTTTGGCGGTAAATTTTCTGGAATTTATTAATGTCAATTCTTTGGTTGCAAGAGCAACTTACAAAAAGAATTGTTGAAAAGAAAGATGATATTCAAACTGCTATTTTAAATGGCACAAAAGATAATGAAGAATATCACTATCTACGTGGGCGTTACAATTCTCTCGCCGACATAGAATCTGAATTAAGAGAGTTGCTAAATAAGGTAGTAGAAAACGATGAACAAGGTAATAGTTCCTGAACATGTCGCAAGAGCAGTTGAAAAAGACTTAAAAAGCAAAAAAGTTGAGACCCCTACAGAAGATGGCGGTCCACAAATACAAAAAAAACCAAAGGTAGTAGAAAAAGTAGATAGTGCTTTTGTTGAAGCTACTGCTAGAGTTTTAGACCCAACATTATTAGATAAATCTTTTTTAGAAAGAATGCCGCAGCCTTCAGGGTGGAGAATTTTGATATTACCTTATAAGGGTAAAGGCGTTACAGAAGGCGGAATACAATTGGTAAAAGAGACTGTTGACAGAGAATCTTTAGCTACGGTAGTTTCATATGTAGTTAAAATGGGTCCTATGTGTTATTCAGACAAAAACAAATTTGGAGATACTCCTTGGTGTAAAGAAGGAGAATGGGTATTAATTGGTAGATATGCAGGAGCTAGGTTTAAACTTGGTGATGATGCAGAATGCCGTATTATTAACGATGATGAGGTTATTGCGACTATTGTAGACCCGGATGACATTGTCAGCGCATAACGTGAGGAGGATAAACTCATGCAACAAGAAGTAAAAGAAACAAATGAAGAAATAATTGAAGAACCTCAAGATGGTGAGGTTGTTGAATTAGACTCTGAAGAAAGTTCTGAACAAACTGAAGAAGAAATAGTAAACGAATCTGAGACTGAACAAGTTGAAAAACAAGATGAAGAGTTAGATGACTATTCTCAAAGTGTTCAAAAAAGAATCGCAAAACTTACAAAAAAAATGCGAGAGCAAGAAAGGGCTGCAAACTCTGCTTATGAGTATGCACAGTCTTTACAAGCAGAAAACCAAAAGCTGAAAGAAAATAATACTAATGCAAACAAAAATTATTTAAACGAAGCTCAGAATAGATTAAATTCTCAAAGAGCGCAGGCAAATGCGGTTTTAAAAAGTGCTTATCAAGAACAAGATTGGGATAAGGTTACTAAAGCTCAAAACATACTTGATAAAATTACTGTTGAAGAAAGTAAATTGCAAATACAACCTATGCAAAATACACCTGAACAAAATTATGCACCTATGCCTTATCAAAACATGCAACAGGCTCCAGCACAAGAACCTATGGACCCACAAGCAGAAGATTGGGCAAATAAAAATGAATGGTTTGGAGAGGATGAAACCATGACTTTAGCAGCTTTTAACATTCATCGTAAACTTGTAGAAGTAGAAGGCTTTGACACTTCTGATATTTCCTACTATGATGAACTAGATAAACGTATGAGAGTTGAGTTTCCGCACAAGTTCTCTGAAGGTGGGGAAACAAAATCTAACAGTAAAGCGCAACAAAATGTTGCACCAGCTGGAAGAAGTATAAACTCAGGAGGAAAACGTCAAGTCAAACTAAGCGCAAGCGAAGTTGATATGGCAAAACGTTTAAATGTGCCTCTGAAAGAATACGCTAAGTACATAAAAAGGTAATTATTATGACTGAAGATAAAAATATAGAGAAAAATAACAGAACTCCACGTTCTGCAGAAGTTCGAGCTAAAGATACTGCTCGCAAACCATGGCGTCCCCCATCTATGTTGGACACGCCTCCTGCTCCTGAAGGTTATACCTACAGGTGGATAAGAGCCGAAATTGTCGGTAATGAAGATAGAAAAAATGTCATGTCTAGATTGCGTGAAGGCTTTGAGCTGGTGCATTCTGATGAGATAGGAGATTTTGAACTTCCTACTATGGACGATGGAAAGCACGCTGGAGTTGTGGCCGTGGGTGGTTTGCTTTTGGCAAAGATTCCTAATGAAACACGTGACGAAAGAAACGCCTATTATTCAAATCGTGCGCAAATGCAACAAGAAGCAGTTGACAATAATTTAATGAAAGAATCTGACCCAAGTTCTCCGATGTTAAAACCTCAGAGAACCACAAGCGTAACTTTTGGTGGAGGAAAAAGAGATTAGCTTTTTCTTCTTAAATAAATTTTTAATATAGGTAAATATTATGGCTAATATTAATGCACCTTTTGGTTTAAAACCTATTGGAAAAATAGGCTCGGCTACTAACTCTACAGGAAATACCGAGTACGAAATTCTATCAGGCACAACCGGAAGTATTTATACTGGAGACCCAGTTAAAATGGTCAACACAGGCGGCATAGCCGTTGCTGCTGCTGGCGATTTGTTACTTGGTGTTTTTCAGGGTTGTTCTTTTACTAATTCAAGCGGAGAAAAAATATTCTCTCCTGTTTGGACTGGTGGAACAGTAACAAGTGATTGTAAAGCTATGGTTGTAGATGACCCAGATGTTTTATTTGAGGTTCAATCTGCAGCGACAGGTTCTGTAGTACAAACTGTAGTTGGTAACAACTGCGATATTGTCTATGCAGCTGGCTCTACACAATCAGGGGTATCAGGCGTAAAAGCAAGTGGCACAACAGCAACTGGAACTGCCCAGCTTAGAATTATGGGGATTTCAAATGACCCATCAAACAATGCTCTTGGTACAGGAACTTTATCAACAAATGTTAATTTCATCGTCAGAATTGACGAACACTTTAACAGAACAGCTGCGGGAGTATAATCATGGCGATAAATAGAGCGCAATTAGCGAAAGAATTAGAGCCAGGTTTAAACGCCTTGTTCGGTATGGAGTATGCTACATATGATAATCAGCATACTGAAATATTTGATACTGAAACATCAGATAGAGCTTTTGAAGAAGAAGTGATGATTGTTGGTTTTGGTAACGCATCAGTAAAAGGCGAAGGTACCGCTGTCGAATATGACAACGCTACTGAAGGCTTTACTTCACGTTACTCACACGAAACAGTTGCTTTAGCTTTCTCTCTTACTGAAGAAGCAGTTGAAGATAATTTATATGATAGATTAGGTTCAAGATATACAAAAGCTTTAGCTAGGTCTATGGCGAATACTAAACAAATTAAGGCAGCTGCTGTTCTTAATAATGCTTTTAGTACAGACCATACTGGCGGAGATGGGCAACCTCTTGTTTCTAGTTCACACCCTCTAGGTGGAGGTGGAACTACTGCAAACAGAGCAACCACTCATGCTGACTTGAACGAGACTTCACTTGAAGATGCTTTAATTGCTATCTCAAACTTTGTTGATGATAGAAATTTAAACATTGCTCTTCAAGGTAGAAAACTTATCGTGCCTAATGAATTGCAATTTGTTGCTGACAGATTACTACAAAGCCCCGGCAGAGTATCAACATCTGACAATGACATAAATGCAATCAAAAATATGGGTATGATTCCTGAAGGATATGTTGTTAACAACTATCTAACATT